GCGAAATACGCCGCACGCATTCGTGTACACCTTTCTCCTCGTATAGCCGTTTGACCCTCTAATTACAGTAGGGTCGCACGGTCCGTCTACCGACATTCGGCTGTAAGCCGAGTAAGCCGGTATAAGGATGTCACCAGAAAGAGGTTGCAAATCTCTCTTTGGCGACAGTGCGTAAGTACGAAAGTACCCGAATTCCCATCCACGTCTTCTACTATCCCTGGAGGTCTGAAGAACCCAAGAGCCGATCAAGTGACCGTCTCCGAATCCGTCAGGTCCAAAAATACGAAGTTTGCGGTTGGTCCACGCTAAGCAGAGACGAGCTATTGAAAGCTCGCCTCGCCGCATGGCCCAGTTGTGGAAGGCGTAGAGTACCTGATCGTTCAACTCCTTGCGGAGGTAGAACGGACGGAGATCGCGACCAGCGAAATAGTCAGCCCCGCATGATTCCCGAAAGGGACCCGCGCAGAATGACTTCTGTGGATTTACATCAAAACCACAATAGGACAGGACCTTAACTGCCAAATCATAGCAGTTTGTGGGGACAATTAAATCGTCCCCATAGACGCCCAAGGGGGCGTCGAACCCATATCCTAATTCGCCTATCTGTTTCATATAGGAGATAACCCCACTCATAAGACCGAAGAATATTAAACTCTCCAGCTCAAAAGTGTAGCCATTCCCCATAGAGGAAAACTTCTCAAGGTTGAGAAGTACCCCCTCACACTCCACTTGCCCAGTCCGGCATTCAGCCAGACGGGTCGCCCAATCAAAGGGCAGCAGATGGAACACGAGGCCGATACTAACAGTATCGCTAGCTGATTTTAGATCGATCGTCGCAAGGTTTCCCTCGCGACTACCAATCCCAGCCAGTTCCTGGTTTCTCGATTGGTCAAATAGATCAACCCCGAACTTCCGTAACCGACGCTTCATCACCGATCCATAGCCCTTCTGAAGAAGGGAATTTAGGACCGGCTCGATGCAGATCGGGCGGAACGTTTTAGAGTTTTTTGGCACGAAGTGAAGTTTGCCAACAGAGACGTCAACCGGTACACTAACCCTCGACCAATCCTGGTCTAACGGAGTGCCTACGGCGTTCACCCATAATGGCAGCTCTTCTAGGAGCTGTCCAACAGTTGGTAAGAGCTCTTCGCTACACGCCATTCTGGTCGACAGCTTACGCCTAGCGTTAGCATGTCGTCCTTTGACGTTAGTCGTCGCTCCGGGTCCGAAGAAGAAGTCCAATTCGTCGAAAGTAGGACAGTCGCCCAAAACCTCCGCGATTTTTCGCGTAGCGTAGTGCAATACTGCGCTCACGTCCCTTGTGGGACAGGGGAGATCAAGGCGATCGTTCGTTTCTCGACACTTCTCCTCAGCAGCGATAAAAGCCTTAACGGCCGCTCCTTTCTTATCAAACCCTAGGTCCAAGAACTCTTGTTTCTCAACAAGAGCCGTGATCTGTCGGGCATAACAATAATCGGAGTAGTCGTAGCCTCGTTCGTAGTCGATTTTAAAGTCAACTACATCGCGGAAACGTCCAACCTGCATGAGAGCGTCTAGCTCTTTACACAGTGGACCACCGCAAGCCGCAAGAACCTGAGACATTTGCTTCATGAACAGCAGGTGCTGCTCAATCGGCTTGGTGCGTACCCAAGACATGGTACCTCCTTATGGTACTCGTGTGGGGGCAGTAAGCCCCAAACTTGGCGGGAATGGGTCCTAGTTAGGGACCACAAGATTGACAAAGAGTTGAGGGAACGGCGCACTGGAATTCTTCCAGGCGTC